CTACTTGATTGACATGCCTCGGGCATTGAACAAGAGCAAACTGAATGGATTCTACAGTGGTGTTGAAACCCTCAAGAACGGCAACGTGTTTGACGACCGCTACGCCTTCAAGAAGCGTAGGATGGATCGCCCTCAGATCATTGTTTTCACTAACCAGAAGCCGGACGAGGACTTGCTCACTCGTGACCGGTGGAGGTTCCACACTATCCTTGACAACGTCTTGGTTCCATTTGGGACCGTACCTGACATGACCCAAATTATGGAGTTTTAGTAAAAGGTATATACATGAAAATGTTTCAGATTGTAATGTCAACATCATGCCTTTACGTAAGTTCAAGTCCACGAAGCCCAAGAAATGGACTTCTGGGAAGTACAAGAAAAAGGCTTTTCGTCGTACTACTAAGTATAGCCGGAAGCGCACTTATGTTAAGAATAAGAGCATGGCTAAAGGAATGAAGACTATGGTGGAGACAAAGAAGATTCTTGGCACACCTGTTCTGACAGACATTCCCCGTACTACTTGGAGTCTTGCTGGTGTCAACCCCTCCAACGTTTTCCAGCTTGAGTATGATTATGCTAATGCGGCAGCATCTTCTCCTTTTGGACAGGCCTTGAACTGTACCAATGTTGTTCAAGGAATTACAGCTAACCAGCGTATTGGAAACTATGTTTACTTCAAGAACATACAGGGAGCTCTGCGTATCAGTATGGAGACAGGCTTGGCTGCTGTCTCTCCAGAGTTGCGTCAGCCTATCCGGTTCAGGTGTATCTGGTTCAAGAACAAGCGGGTATACAGCCCTGTTGGAGCTGTCAGTGACCCGGCTAGGGCAATGTTCTTGGATCCTATTGGCAATGCCTTTGGTCCAGAGTCTGGTATTGTTACCCAGACAATGACTCCTCTGCAGTTCTTTACTGCTCCTTTCAATCTGCGTCACTTCAAGATTGGTACCGTCAAGGAGTTCACTCTTGGTCCTCCTGTTAACTTGGCCAACCCTATTGGTGCAGCCGTGGCTTACAGTCAGTCTAACTCCAACTTGAAGACTCACAAGATCATCAAGTTCAACCTGCCTATCTGGCAGAAGTGCAAATTCGACGTCGGGAACCGCGTTGAAGATCGTGACGTCCATTGGCGTCTCATGGTCCTTGCTATGCCTACTGGAGGTGGCGTCGTCGGTCCTGCCGACCAATGGCGCCTCAGTATGGATTCAGTGGGTTTGTACAACGATGTATAGCGTTGTTACCCCCTTTAAACCCGAGCTTACCCTCAGGCCAGGTGTCAACCCCCTGTCGAGGTGTTTCTTTCCCGTAGGGTTCACTGTTTAAGTGTATTCACTCAAGGGGGAGCCGAAGGCTTCCCCGCCAACAGGAGCGCGTGAAGCGCGAGGGCGCAGCCCGAGTGTTCACCGCGACCTACATCTGTTCGATCTTTGATGGCAGATTTTGTAAAATAATTTCCTGTGTCAGCCGTGTCAGGGTGTGTCAGGATCCTTAGTAAAAGGTATATAGCGACGGACTAGTATTACAGCGAAGCGCCTCCGTCGCGAGAATTTTATTCTCGCCCTTATGAGCGCGCACAACGCTTGCGCGGTCTGGGACTTTACGCTCCGCGCAGAGGAGATAAATGTCGACGCGGTCCGCAAGTTCTTGAAGGATGTCGCCAAGAAGTGGACCTTTCAACTGGAGCAAGGCGAGGGCACCTCTGGGTATGTTCACTACCAGGGGCGCCTCAGCTTGAAAAAGAGATCGCGGTGGCCGAAGAACCTCTTCAACGCCGCTGGCTTTGCTATTGCCCATATAAGCTTCACTAGTGGAGCTAATTGTGATAACGACTTCTACGTTACCTCTCCTGATACGCGTCTGGAGGGGCCATGGATGGATACTGACATTGAGCCTCCTCCGTTCACTCGCCAGCTTGCTTTCCATGCCGAGAAGGGCATTCAACGCTGGGAGGAACAGCTTGTTACTATCGCCCAGGAATGGACCATGAGGGACATTAACGTGGTGATTACTAAAGGAGGAGAAGGCAAGTCTTTGTTCTCCGAGTACCTTGAGTACAAGCAGATCGCCTTTGAGATCCCGCCGTTTAATGACTGGAAGGACATGGCGCGGGTGGCCTTTGACATACCTAATCAGAAGTGCTACTTGATTGACATGCCTCGGGCATTGAACAAGAGCAAACTGAATGGATTCTACAGTGGTGTTGAAACCCTCAAGAACGGCAACGTGTTT